GTAATCAATAATTCGATACCATTATTTATCAATAACTTGCATCTGGAATTTGATACTCAGTATAGCAAGGTTGAACTTCCCAATGTTGCCAATCAACTTTTCTTTCTGCGATCATGTTTTCCATTTCGTCTACAGTTAAAGAGTGAGCAACTAGTTCGTTAGTTCCTTTTTTGTAAATGTGAAACAATTGATCAAACATAGACCTCCTTGTAAACAATAAAAAAGGGACCTTTCTGTTAGTTGGCAGAGGTCCCTTGGCTTGCGCCGACGATATTCAATTGTATTTATTCTTCACCAGATTGTGTCATAATAGCAGCGCCAACAAATGTACCAAAAAGAATAACTGCCAGTGCTGCTAATGCCATCACCATACTCCAGGAATGATTTGCCCAGTGGTTGCATAAGTTCCGACAGCAATCACGAAACCGAGCATTGCCAGACGGGAGTTGAGGATCTCTGCCTCAGGGGTGAATCCGAATTTCATTGTTTTTTCTCCAGTGTAGTGTTTGTAATGATGATCTTTTGACCATCATGAGTGAATTGTAACTCATCATCAGGATGCCACAGTAACTCGTTATACAAATCGTCGAGTTTCTGCATATCCTCATAGAGTGCTTTTGGATTAGGCATATTGTTCTACTAATTTTCTAATGTTCTGGGTGATTTCCATCCCCCCAGTTTTCTTATCTAGAAGAGTTCCATTGGGAGATGCTATAATCAGAACTGGTGTGGCAGTAACGCCATATTGTTTTGCAAGATCAAGATTCTCCTGCGGAATAGGAACATCACTAAAGTCCTCAAGGTCAATCTTTTCAACCATGCTGGTATCTACCTTGATAGAACGAAAGTATTTGTCTACCAGGGCACATGGACCACAGGACTTTTTAGAGAAGAGATAAAACTTATTGCCCATTACTTAACTTTAGAATAGATAGAAGTTTCACCGTAGTCACGGTGGGTTTTGTAACCAACGACTGCACCTTTGGTATTCATTAGTGCAGGCATGAATGCGATGATAAAGAACACTGCTGGTGCTCCAATAATCAGTGCTCCTGCAATTACATAGTAAGTGAGGAGTTCAATCAGTGAGTGTTCCATTATAAGGGTGTTGTTGTTTTAGGTCGGGGTTTGGTTTGCTTGGTTCAAATGGAGAACGTGAACGGTTCTTAATGACGATAAATGCATCTTTATTATACTTGTAAGTGCCATACTGAGATGACCACTTCTCATTATAACCTTCTGGTTGACGAATCCCAGAAACTGCAGATCCACCAATCTCGATTACAATGTCATCCTTAGGATCCCACCCAAGAGTATCAAATGCTTCGTAAATATTCATCAGTACAGATTTTCTTCCTGCTCAGTTAGAACAACACAATCGCTAGTGGGATATGAAACACAAGTCAGAATGAAACCAGCATCAATCTGGTCATCATCAAGGAAGGACTGATCACCCTGGTCTACGGAACCAGAGACGAGTTTTCCTGCACACGACGAGCAAGCGCCCGCACGGCACGAATAGTTGAGGTCCACACCTGCTTCCTCAGCAGCGTCAAGGATGTACTGATCGTCTGCACACGGGAAAGAAGTTTCAGTGCCATCAGGTGCTTGGGTTGTAATAGTAAAAGCCATTAGTAAGTTTCGCAAAGTTGTTCTACAGATTTTGCCAGTGTCACGAAGAACACGACACTAAGAATTGTAAAGAAAACTGCTGTCATTGTCAAGTCCTTTGTCAGAAAATCCCAAAAAAGAGTTTGCCAGTGGCAGCATAGGAGATGGCACCAGCGATGATGCCCATCATTGCCCAACGACCATTGTACATTTCGATACGCTGGTAAGGAGTCATGAGACCCTTACGATTGTACTCTTCATAGACCATCTGGGGTTCTTTTGCCCACATGTTCTGTTGTCCATACTCATTTGATGTAACGGTCATTGTTTTGTAACGAAATACTACAAAAGTATATAGGAAATGTTAAGAAATGTCAACCCCCTTATGTCAGGGTGTTCTCACCTGGGAAGTTTGAGTCCCGATCTTCGGTAAGAAAAATGGGGTCCATTGCACGATGTCCCATCATCAGGGACTTCAGTTCTGCCCACCTGTCTACGTGCTTCTTATGATAGTTGATCCACTCATCGCAGATAGACAGCATATCTTCATAACAGAAACGAGGATCAACTTCCTCATCTCCCATGTAGTCATTGATGCAATCGTCCATCCTACTACGACGTTGCTTTTGATACTCAGCAGACCAATCAACGTTTAGCTCGGGTCGTCCTTCGATAGTCATGTGTCAAATAAAAAAGACCCCTGCATCGTAGCAGAGGTCTTAGGGGTTGTCAAGAGGGAAATCAAGTTTTCATAATAAATGCAAGAGCATAGTATGGTGGTCTGTTTTCGTGATAATGATCATCACCAGTGTCATCTGTCGTACCATTACTAGGAGATCCACTTGCTGGATTAGCTCCACCATAGTCAGATCCACCTCTGCTAGCAGCATATGTGTGGCCGTGAGATGCCAATTCTTCTTCTGTTAGTTGATGAGCAGTTTCACCACCAAAGTCACCAGGTTCATAATTGTCTGCAAGGGCACCTGTGGTTACATTAAATCCTGGACCTGCTTGTGCAGTAGTTCCAGGATTTGTTCCACTGTGAGCACCAACGATAAATCTATTTCTCAAATCTGGAGTTCCATTGTTGCCATCACAAAGAACCCAATCGGTAGGAATATTGGCAATCGTTCCAGACCACATGACGATACCGCCAGATGGGAAGAAATTAATAGATGGATCTAATTTGGCAAGAGTAACTGACTCATCATTAATCTTAGCAGTGGTTACTGCAGAATCATTAATTTTTGCAGTAGTTACTGCAGAGTTCGCAATCATAGCGGTTTGAACTTGAACTTCACTAACCGCCCCACCTGCAGAAGTAGACCCAAGAACTCTATTCGCAGTTACTACATTTTGTATTTTACCATAAGTCACAGCATCGTTATTAATTTTATCTGTGGTCACTGCTGAATTTTGAATATCAGCGGTACGCACCCCATCGGCAATGATTTCTGTAGTGCCGACTGCATCTGTTGCAATTTTAGCTGCGTTTACAGCAGAATCTTCTATACCTGCTGTAGGAACTTGATAAGGCATTACTCTAAGAGTTTTCTTTTATTTATTCTCTCGCCTATGAAACTCTCATAATATATGCTAATGCAAAGTATGGTGGGAGATTAGCATTCGTTCCAGAAACACCAGTATCATCGAGAGTTACAGTATGAGTGTGAGTTCCACCACCACCAGTTTGACCACCACCACCTGCATAGTCATCAGGACCAGCAGCATCACCAGCAAGAGATTTTGTAGTACCACCTTCAATACCATGACTATGATCACTAGCTGCCGTAATAGTATCTAATGTATGTGTGTGGGAAACTACAATAGCATCTTTGCTACCACCAGTATTTCCAGCAGTATAAAGATCTCCAGATGGCATTACAAAATCATTTCTAAGGTCTGGTGTGCCATTAGTACCATTACACAAGGACCAATTAGATGGGATGCCAGCAGTTGCTCCAGAATACATAATAATTCCCTTCACAGGAACTAATGCATTGGTTAATGACGCTGCACACTTTGCTAAAGTCACAACTCCATTTTGTATTTGATCTGTCTGTACTGCATTTGCAGCAATCTTATCATTAGTCACCGCATCATTATTAATTTTAGCAGTAGTTACATCTAAATCAGCAATCTTATCAGTGGTTACTGCTGAGTTATTAATCTTAGCAGTGATTACTGCTGAATTTTGAATCTCATCAGTTCTAACCCCACCACTAATAATCTCAGATTCCCCTACTGCATCTGTAGGAATCTTAGAAGATATAATTGAGCTATCCTCGAATGCTGCGGTTGGTGCTTGATATGGCATTTATGCAGTCCTCATAATAAATGCCAGTGCATAATATGGAGGAAGGTTAGCATTCGTTCCAGAAACACCAGTATTATTAATAGTTATAGTATGGGTGTGATTACCAGCACCACCAGTCGATCCACCACCACCTGCATAGTCATCAGGACCAGCAGCATCACCAGCGAGAGATTTTGTAGTACCGCCATCATAACTATGACTATGATCACCTGTAGTATTTGTAGATCCAGTATGACCATGCTCAACTACAATTGCATCTTTACTTCCACCTGTTTGAGTACCAGATCCAGTAACAGTTGTTTCCCATCTACTATTACCTGTGCTATAACTATTAGCACCAATAACAAATCGGTTTCTCAGATCAGGAGTTCCATTTGTCCCATCACACAATGCAAAACTTGACGGAATTTCAGAATTTGTTCCTGAAAACATAATGATTCCATTAATAGGAACTAATGCATTTGTCAGTGAGGTTTCGCACTTTGCCAATGTTACAGCAGCATCTTGAATTTGATCTGTCTGTACTGCATCATCAGCAATCTTAGCGTTGGTTACTGCATCATCATTGATCTTAGCAGTAGTTACTGCTGAGTTATTAATCTTAGCAGTAGTAACATTCGAATCTGCAATCTTAGCAGTGGTTACTGCTGAATCTTGGATCTCATCAGTTCTTACTCCATCACTAATAATTTCACTAACACCAACTGCATCATTTGCAATTTTGCTGGAAACAATCGCATTGTTCTCAATTCCAGCTGTAGGTATTTGATAAGGCATTACCCTAAGAGTTTTCTTTTATTTATTAACTTTATCAAATACAAAGGGTCCATTTGTAGATCCCCACTTCTGTTCTTTTGTTTCTGGATCTAATCCAGCATCAATAACTTTGTAGTAGTTTGGTCCCATCTCAATCCTACTAATCAAAATAGTTCCTTTAAAGATACATCCATCAATAGTACTACCTCTGTACACATCACCCTGTTTCTGAAATACCAAATCACATTGGTCATTCTTTACTATAATGATTGGACCTTTATCAATTATCTCAATGGTCTTCTCACGATATGGTTTAGGGTCGTGACTATATCTCTGGGTTACATGAAACTTATTATCTTCAATTCGTTTGTGAGTCAGAAGAATATGGGCAAAAGAAGTTGGACGACTAGATGCCTGTCGCCAGTTATTATATTCTCCTTCAAACCATTCGATAAATTCCATAGTAGTAATTAGGAAAGCGAGGTATCGGATTCGAACCGACGACATCTAACTTGGAAGGATAGCGTTCTACCACTGAACTAACCTCGCAAAAAAGGGGGAGGTCAATCCCCCTGGACACATGCACGCCACCTGTTTTAGTTTTAGTTGCAAAACAGGAAATCAACCACACGGAAGGGGTCATTTGGATCCACCACTTGCTCTTTAACTGGAAGCAAGAAACCAGGCGGGAGAGAGATCCCATCCGCACCACTTGCTCTTATGGAAAAGCAAGAAACCCGAGGGGTCGTAAAACCCATCCCGACCAGGGTTTTTAACGTCTCTCCATGACGATCAAGCATACACTCCAGATTCAATCAAATCCGATTCAACGTTGTCGAGGATTACATTGTAATCATCTTCAGGGTCATCATAAAGTTGAACACCTTGGTCTTCGTAAAAACGAATAAGCTTCTGATAGAGTTTCGGATACTCTTCGTCTAGGGCGATAGCACCTTCGACAGCAGAAGTCAGTTTCTTGAGATCAGATTTGAACTTAGAATGAAATTTTGAACGAGACATTGCCTTTGTTGTTTGACAAGTAGATTGTAAGTGAATGGAGGAGATTTTGTCAACCCCCAATCGGAATGACAGGATTCGAACCTGCGACATCTCGCTCCCAAAGCGAGTGCTCTACCAAACTGAGCTACATTCCGTTGATTACCTGATGAATTATACACCCATCAGGCAGTTTTGTCAAGAGTTAAACTCTTCGTTTCTACGGCGGTCCAGGTGCTCTAGCACCTCTGAGCGCCATTCCATCAGTTCGTGAAAGCACTCTTGATTGTGAGCACACTGACGGAGTTGGGGGTCAGGTTTGAGAACACTTTCGTAGAAGAGTCCCAGAGCATCACGACGTTTTTCGTGTTTGTTTGTCATCGTACCTCAAAGTCGAGTTTGCGAACCTTTCGTTTCCTTCGGTTCTCCTGGTATTCTAGGTCACTCTTACTAAGAATGGAGTCATCCTTAATACTCTTTTCAGAATTGATAAGAAGAACCTTACTGAGGTCCTTTGCTGTGATAGTGTCGTCATGAACTACCATCTGATTCATGCAACCACAGCACTGGGTCTTGTGATTGCTAGTAATTTCGGTATTGCATACCTTGCATTTTGCGGTTAACATTTCTCATTTGCCCCATCGTATCAGTGATATTATTTATTTGGATCATGGTCTTTCATACCGTCGTGATTACCGTCTTTCGGCAATTCTCCTAAAGAAAGATACTTAACTACCTGAATGGATCCTTCAAGTCGAGTAAGGTCTCTCTTACATTTCATGTACTCATCGTACTGAGGTTGAAGTCCTTCTAGTTTACTTTGCAATTCTATGACTCTTTTAGTAAATCTAAATAAGAGTTCTTCGTTAGATTCTATCTTTTTCATTTCTTTAGTTGTGAAACTAATGGGCGATGAGGGATTCGAACCCCCGACTGCCTCCGTGTAAAGGAGGAACTCTACCGCTGAGTTAATCGCCCTGGCAGGCACGGCTGGGGTCGAACCAGCACTCGATCGCTTAGAAGGCGATTGCATTATCCATTATGCTACGTGCCCATGAGGATAGTATACACTATCCTTCAGGTATTGTCAAGCCAATACCATCTTTTTGGTGTAATCATAAGCGTACTGCTCACGATACCCTTTAATACCCCACCCTAACCAATAGTAAGCAGCAACCATGTATTGGTGAACTGGTTGACCACTACCTTCAAATTCTGGTAGGACTTTCTGAAAACCATACTCATTAATCATGTATGCTGTCTGACCTTCAAGAGAAGAAGGATCATAACCATACTTCTTAGCGAACTTACCTAACCCCAAATAACGGTTCGTAGAGGTCCACTGAATGAGTCCGTAACCACCGCTATAGCAACGATCGTAAGGAACTCTAGCACCTCCTTCGCATATGTTGGGATGGAAGTTGCTTTCTGATTTAATGTTTCCCATGATCGTAGCAAGTGCATTACGATCGGAGATTCTGGTTTTCTTTTGAAGTTGTTCGAGGACATATTTTTCATTGTAATTACATCCTGGACACTTCCAAGTTTTGGGTACTACCTCAATGGGGACTGCCTTCTCTACGTTGACCGCTACATCAACTGGAGGAGGATTCTTGATCTGATTGATGCTCGGATAAGCACAAGCAGCAGGAATAGAAGTCGCCAGAGCGATAGGAAGTAAACGTTTGATCATGAAATTAGTTGAATTCGGCATCCACCTCTTGCAGAAGCATGGGTGACTCAAAGTAATCCTTACGGTAGTAGCGACCGAGGACATTGCTATTATAGAAGGCAGGGGTGCCATCTGTCAAGCTCTCGGTCAGGACACCGTGTACGAAAAGTAATCTGGTCTCTTCGTAGTTTACTTTACCTAATGTGGTATGTAAACTCAGTATCTCTCTTTTAAAGTTTTGCCTACCGTATTTTTTGATATCTTCTTTTAATTCTGGACAAGAACCATAATAGTTTTTCCAATCAGATTCCTGTTTGGATCTTCGGTTCTGTCCTTTCTTTTTTCTAAACGACCAAAAATACTTCCTTCCGATGTACTTTCTATCGTTGATAGTATTTGTGATTAAATAAACGAATCCATAGTATCCATTTATCTCATCAGATTCAAATACCCTGTCCTTGTACCACCAAGGGTTTTCATACATATCATAAATCAGTCACACTGATTTATTTAGTCCCATGGATCAGGTATCTGCATTTTAGTGCTTGAAGGTTCCATGCTTGTGCCAAACTTTTTGGACCCTCTCCCAGAAGGTTCAATTCTTTCTGGGAGAGTTCGAATGTCGGGTCCGCTAGTGCTTTTACCCTCCATCCAGTTCCAGAATCGTTCGTCATAGCTGGAAACCAGCGAACGTATCTTTCTTAACATCTTGCTTAACACCCCCACTAATATAAGATTCAACCTCAGTTTCTTGAGGAGCAACTTGAACACCTTTAGAAGAAATCCAATGCTCAGTCCAGGGAAGTGGGTTGTTCTTTGCAGGGACATCATACTCAGGTTTGAGACCAATCGACTTCATACGACGGTTAGCAATCCACTCCACGTAGTTGTGAAGTAGTTTGTCATTCAAACCAATCATTGACCCATCTTTGAAGAGATACTGTGCCCAGAGTTTTTCCTCATCAACACACTGCTTGAACATTGCCCTTACGTAGGGTTGTTCTTCTTTAGCAATCTCTGCAAATTCTGGGTCATCCCCTTCACGCCATTTGTTGAGGATGTTTTGAGTAAGGACAAGATGCTGGTTTTCGTCTCTGGCGATGAGAGAGATAATTTTAGCGGATCCCTCCATAAGTTTGAGTTCACCAAACGCAAACGAGCAAGCAAACGAGACATAGAATCGAATTCCTTCCAGGATGTTGACATTGGCAATTGCCCTGTAGAGTTTACGCTTCAGAGCATAGCGTTCAGAACGTCCAAGGTCAACCCCATCGTTAGCAAACTGCCACAAATTACTGTTCCCATACTCTTGAGCATGAGAAATAAAGTCATCGTATGAAGAGGTAACCGTTGATGCCCTGTTAAGAATCTTATCATCATCCAGAATAGTATCAAATACCTCTGTTGGATCTGAATAGACATTCTTAATGATATATGTATAGGAGCGAGAATGGATCATCTCCATAAACTCCCATACTGTCATGGCAGATTCCAGTTCAGGAAGTGAACAGTATGGAATGAATGCCATACCAGGACCACGACCTTGAACAGAATCAAGCATAATCTGATACTTCAGATTAGAACTGAAGATATGCTTCTGCTCAGGGCGAAGCATTTGATAATCACCACGATCTTTTTGGAGGGAGACCTCCTCAGGTCTCCAGAAATATCCCAGTTGTTGTTGTGTGAGTTTCTCGAAGACAGGATACTTTGCCCCATCATATCTCTGAACCCCTAGTGGTTGACCAAAAAACATTGGTTGCTTTTTGGTGTCTACCTTGTTGGTATTAAATACCGTCATCCCCTTGATCTCTTTTTTTGGTTCAGATTTTACAAGATTCACAATCTTCCTCCGTGTTTTCTAGTTCTGCAATAGCTTGTTCTAATTGACGCCTCTTTTCCTCTACGTCATTCGTCTCTTCATACTCGTCCTTCTTATCGTCGTAAGTGTTTTGATAGTACGATGTCTTCCAACCGTATTTGTATGTAGTCAGAAGATCCTGTGCCCAAACTGAGATAGGAATCTCTTTGTTTTCATAATTTAGTGGGTTGTATGACCAGTTTCCAGAGATGGCTTGGTCAAAGAACTTTTGCATGACTGCGACCACATTAATATACCCGCTATTGTTAGGCATATCCCAAAGTAAAGTGTAATTATTTTTAAGAGAGTTGTACTGTGGAACAATCTGTTTAAGGGTTCCCTTCTTGCTCTTCTTAACGGACAGGTATCCTCTAGGTGGCTCAATTCCGTTTGTGGCATTTGACACAACGGAACTGCTCTCAGAAGGCATTTGTGCGGACAGAGTGCTGTGTCTGAGTCCATGTGTTTGAATCTCGGTTCGTAAAGTTTCCCAATCATACAAGTATTCAGGTGCTACTAGTTCATCAACGTCCTTTTTGTATGTATCGATTGGTAAAATACCGTCAGAATACTTGGTACGATTGAATGCATCACATGCACCTTTCTCTTTTGCAAGTTGATTAGATGATTTTAACAGGTAATACTGGAATGCTTCAGTCAACTTATGAACCAGGGTCAATGCACGAGGATCATCATAATGCTCCCCATGACGTGCCAAATAGTGGGCAAGACCAATAAAACCTACTCCAAGCGATCTACGTGCCCTTGTAGCACGTTCTGCTGCTGCCACAGGGTACTCCTGATAGTCAATCAACTCATCCAAAGCACGAACAGAAAGATCACAAAGTTCTTCCATCTCATCCAGTTTGTTAATCTTACCAACGTTGATGGCAGAAAGAATGCAAAGAGCAATCTCACCATCAGCATCATCGATATGTCTAATAGGATCTGTAGGAAGGGTGATCTCCTGACACAGGTTACTCATGTTCACCTTGTCTTTGAAGGAAGAGTGAGAGTTACAGTGGTCGATGTTCATGATATAAACACGACCCGTCTCTGCTCTCTCTTTCAGGAGGTCCAGAATAAGTTCTTGAGCACCAACAGTTTTTCTTGGGATTCGTGTATCTTGTTCATAACCCAGATATAACCAGTCAAATCGATCAGTACCAAAAGCATCATAAAGATCTGGAACATCGTGAGGACTGAAGAGGGAGATATCTCCGTTGGAGATGAATCGTTCATAGAAGAGTTTACTAATTTGAATTGAGTAATCTAGTCCACGAACGCGATTATCCTGCGTTCCTTTATTATTTTTTAAAACTAGGATGTCTTGGATCTCTTGGTGCCAGATTGGGAAGTGGACAGTTGCTGATCCACCTCTGATGCCATTTTGTGTGCAGCATTTGACAGTTGCTTCAAACTTTTTGAGAAATGGGATAACGCCTGTGTGCTGAACTTCTCCACCTCGGATCTTACTGTTGATCCCACGGATTCTGCCTGCGTTGATACCGATTCCCGCCCTTTGTGCAACGTATCTGCCAATAGCCATATCAGAGCTAAAGATAGAATCGAGGGAGTCATCAACATCAACAAGAACACAGCTAGCAAATTGTCGAAGTGGAGTTCGCACTCCCGCCATGATAGGTGTGGGAATGTTGATTTTGTGCTTTGAGATGGCATTGTAATACTTCCTAATATAAGAGAGTCGAACGTCCTTACTATAGTTAGCAAAAATCGTCACTGCAATCATCATGTACATGAACTGTGGTGATTCATATACTTGACCGTTGCTTCGATCCTGCACAAGGTACTTATCAACTACCTGCTGCAGTCCTGCATAGGTGAAGATAAAGTCACGATCATGGTCAATCCATTGACCAATAGTATCAAGTTCTTCTTTTGTATAGTTGTTAAGAACTTGATCATCATAAACACCCCATTCGATGCAACGAATGATTTGTGTGTAGAAATCTGGGTGTTCCCAATGCCCATTAAACAGTTGCTTACGAAGTCCAAACAACAGTAAACGAGCAGCAACGAATTGATAGTTTGGGCAATCCAAATCTACAAGGTCAGATGCAGATCTTACCAAGATCTTTTGAATCTCATCAGTAGTAATCCCATCATAAAACTGAAGACCACTATTGATCTCAACTTGACTCGCAGAGACCCCTGCAAGACCCTCACAAGCGGCGTCAACCATCTTGTGCATCTTATCTAGGTCGAGGTTCTCAATACGACCATCTCTTTTTTGAACTTTAATGCCGTTACTCATACTTGCTTCCACTGGGTAAACTTAAGGTTTGCTTCGAGACCATGGTAGGTGTTGGATTCTACCATACTCTGCACGTCATGTCCAGCCAGGATCATGTCGTTTAAATCTTTTTCTTTAATTTGTTTTGGATAAATCACTACTGGATATCCTGCTCTGATTGTCTTAGCAATCTTGGTACAGATCTCTCTGCTTCTTGGTTCATTGTCGAAGACGTATACGAATCGATAATCAAAACTGCTGAGGTCAACATCGCTACCGCACATAGCAATAGCGTTCCCAAGGAAATGGGAGTCGAAGGGTCCTTCGGTGACATAAACTGTATCCTCACTGTTAATTTTATCTAATCCATATACTTTTGGTTTATCGTCATCGAGCATAACTGTAATATACCTCAAGGAAGAGTTTGAAAAAATAGATCTTCCTTGGTATCCAAAGACACCATCTTTGTCTCGTAGAGGAATGATAATTCTTGACTCGTCGTAGCGGGTATCCCTGAATACTTCTTTATGTGTATTAGTCCACTGCTTGAATTTTGGACAGAAATAGAATTGATCAGGTGGCAACTTACGACGTTCAAGGAACTTCCTTGCTTGGTGTGTTGTATTTAGATCTGACACACGATGCAGATCTGAGAATATGTTGGTTTTAAAACGTGGTTTGTCAAACTTAAATTCTGGCAAAGGTATCTTAGTTCCTTTACCAGTGACACCCTCTCGATATGCTTCAAGTACGTACTCATCATACAAAGAACTATCGTGATCCTTAAGAAAATTAGGCAGGGTTCTACCTACACCACAGTTGTGGCACTTAAAGATATACGATCCTTTCTTAGGAAAGAAATACCCCCTTGCACGATTCTTGTTCTTCTTCGAATCGCCGCAATAGGGGCATCTGAAATTGTAGGTGTTGTCTGACTTCTTGAACTTCTCTAGTCGAGGAGAAAGAAGCGAGATGTACTTAGTATCAACGTGAAGCATGAACGAAGTGCGTTTCGTTCATACTAGCAGGGATAGTCGTAGGTGTCAATACCCTGATGATTGGAGGAACCACTTGTAACACTGTCACAATGGTGGCAATGACAGCAGTAGCACCGATAACAAACCTTGTGTTTCTATCGGTCTTCTTTTCAAGTGCTTCTATCTTATCAGAAATGGTCTTGAACATACGGTCATCATACTTCTGATGATCTTTAATCATTTGAACAATAGCATCATTCACACGCTCACCTTCATCTAAACGATTTTCATGGCGCTCAAGAACAATAGCAATCTTGTTGCTATTGTCCGAGATAGTAGAAACTGCTCGCTCAAGTTTGTCGAGCATTTCTTTACTTAGGTCTTCATAAATGTCAAGCTTACTTTCAAGGACCGCTAGTTTACCAAGACCGAATGCCATTAGACAAGATCCACAAACTTGGATGCCTTATCGAAGTCCTCAGAAATCATGTCAGTAAACTTGTCTTGGTTCTCTTCAGAGAGTTCCATCCAAGCAAACAAGAACTTCTCTTGCTGCTCCTCAGAAAGAGTTGCAAACTGCTCATTCAATGCCGTAAAAGCACCTTGCCAATCAAAAGAATTCTTTTCAAACTTTTTATCAGCAGTTTTTGCTACGTCTGAAGCAACTTTCTTCTGACGATCGCTTGCTTTCTTAGCATAATCTTTTGATTTTGCTTTTGATAAAGCTTGAATCTCTTGCTTACGATTCTGTGCTCTCTTTTCACGCTCTTGCTTTTTAGCAAGTTTACGCTTGTTCTGAATCATACGCATAGCAGAACTCACTTCTGAGTTGCTATTGTCTTCCTTCTCTACAATAATTTGTGTGTCTTCCATTGTTTGTTCTTTTAATCTAGCGTTTTTAATCCTCTGGAAAATATCGGTTCTAAACTTTTTTCTTTTCTTTCTCACTGGAGGTTCATCGGGAGGAA